TGGAACTGCTGCTGTTTCGGCATAAGCTATACCAGCAGTATTAGAGCCAGTAGAAACGCTTGCCGCGGCTTCTGCGCTAGTTGCTCCTTTCCATTTTGTTGTAAGCGTCAAAACACCTAAAGCAGAAGCCGCGATAAATGGACTTCCTAAAACGCTATTAATCGCGTCCGCCATTGATGCTGCAATAACTGTTGGTGTATCGCCTGTCGCTACCGAAAAATCATAGTTTAAAAAATCAACACCTAAACGCCCATTAACCACTAGGTTGTGGGTTGCGTTTGACGTTGCTGTTCCTGTTACTGTAATCTCTACGGTTGATTCCGTTGCACCCACGTCCGAAATTTGTGGAAATACAACTGTGGGAATACCTCCCACTCCAGAACCCGAAATAGGTCTCAATATTCTCATTATTTGGTGTATTGGGCTTCCGTACCCATACTCCTCACCCGCCTCTTGAGCGGAAGTGATTTCTTTTGCATCGACCACTAACCCGATTTGATTCGCGTCGTTTGCCTCCCCAAAAATCGCAATAATCTGCGGTCTGTTGGGAGTGTTTTGGTCGAAAAAGCCTTTCTTAATTTTGTAGCCAGACACGCGACTTATGCGCTCTAATCCTATGGCTGTTGAAATTGCTGTCATTTTTTCTTATTTTAGAATTAATTGATAGCCATCTTCGCTATCGCTTATTTTTATTTGAGTGTGATTTTCTCCAAAAGCTACTCCACTAAAAATATCTTGACTTTCTCGAAATTTAATTTCAAGAGAAAGTCTACCCATCTTCAAAAAGTTAGCATCTTTGTTGCTATGAGGTTCTACTGTTCCAAAAGATTTAACCATACCTGTTAACCTCAACTTTTCGTTTGTTGTTAAAAGTTGTGATTTCGCCGAATCAAAGATATAACGAACCATTCCTATATGTTTTAGTAATATAAGAGCGGTGTATTCATCACCTTCTTGCGTCGGTTGGTGAACTCCTTTAGCATAAATATCAATGAACCAAGTACCTATATACATACTATCTGTAAAAGTGTGGGATTCCATTTCTGCTGAACCAAAAAGTACATTATAAACAATATCAGTTTCTCTCAAATCAACCGCAGAACCCTTCTCTAAAAAAACTTTAAAAGTTTCTGTCAACCCTTGCAAAGTAAATTGATTGTCAATCTCTTCCAGGAGCTGGCTTGCTAAGAATCGAGTTATTACCTCGAAACCTTGGACGGGTATTATTTCTGTGATTCTAACTGCCATTATAATCGCCTAATATACATACTATTAACCCTATGGTTTCATCCGGAAACTGTTCCTGAATCACATAGCTCTTCTCAACGCCGCTGCTATCCTTTACCGCAACGATATGATTTAGTAGCACCACTTCTCCACCCACTCTTACTGGATAACCCAAAGCAACTAAATCAGCCTCGCTTAGGCAAATGTGAGCATTCTTTGCATTCACTAAAGTGCCATCAGTACCAAAGCTGATATGGTGCTTACTTGACCATCCTGTTAAAGAAACTGTAACTGCCTGTGGTAATGGAGGCTTAATTGTAATATCGCTCTCAAAGCCTCCCTTAGAAACATATTCTTGGGCTTCTTTTATAGCAATATCCATCAAATCTCCTGCCATAACTCTTACGCTTTATTTTTCAGAATTCTCAAGTATCTCATCAATTAGCTCGGCTTTGTTTGCTTGTCTGTCGAAATCTATGTCATTCTCTTTGGCATATTTTTTAACATCCTTTTTATTCATCGCCTCTAACTCTTCTCTGTTTAAAAGGTGGTCGCCCTCTTCTTCAACTTCCGTTTCTTCCGCTTCCGTTTCTTCCGCTTCCGTTTCTTCCGTTTCTTCCACTTCCGTTTCTTCAACTTCCGTTTCTTCAGCTTCCGTTTCTTCAACTTCCGTTTCTTCGAAGTAACCTTCTTTTTCCATTTCTTCAGCGTTATCAGGATTCGGTAGCTGGCTTGAATCTATAATTTCTCCAAACTTAGCTACCTTATTGCCTTTAATCGATAACGCTCTAACTAAAACTTTATATTTCATAATTCCGTTTTTATAAATTAAAATTAAGTTGTTAGAACTCCAAGAGTGTAAACTCTATCGATACTAATAGGAATCGCAAGTGGGGCCGAAGCAATTTCGAACCAATGCGCTTTCTTTCTCGGGTCAACATAATTGTTGATGTAAAATTCAGCTTCAATAGGAGTAATCCACTCAGGGTACTCTGCGTTACCCTTGTCTCTCATTATTGCTGGAATACCCGCGTGAGCAGTAACAGCCTTGAAATCCTCTGGGATAAGAATCATATTATCAACATCAATGTAACGAGTTTTTGTCCCGTTATCTAACTCATAAAATTCATTATAAGTCCAAATGTTAACAGTATAATCAGCAGTTCCAATTTGACCGTGAAATACTAAACCGGTAAGGTCGTTAAACTGCGGCATACCAATCTCTAAACGAGAAATTCGTCTAAAGTCAGCCTTCTCTTTTACCTGGTCATTATTCATAAATGCGCTAAAAGCATCTTTTCCTAATATCATACTAACGGTTCCGCTTGCGGAAAGACCCTCCTCTCTTAAGAAGTCGCAACCAGTAGCGATATCATCAAGAGGCTTACCTGTTGAAGCTGTCCAGTTTCCGGCAGCTAAAACAGAACCAACTGACGCCACTTTTCTTTTGTAATCAATGTTATCACCGTTCACAAGCTGAACAATACCAGTCTGAAGAGCCTGGGCGCGTTGTAACTCAATAGCGCGCATAATCTTCGCCTTCAGGGTGGAAAGTCGTCTCGTAGCTTCGTTTAACATATTCAACGCATCAGGAGAAGAAGGATTAGTTCTTGCTCCAAACGTCACGTCATATCGCTGAGCGCTTGTGAAATCCCAGGACTCATTATAGAATGGAGGGACGAAAAGCTTCTCTGCTGAAGTTGAAAACTTGTTGTGGTTTGGGTCTGTGTTGCGCTGAACATCAACTGCAATTAGTTGTCTGTTGCGTTCCACCTCAATACCAACCATTTTTTCAATAGTTGTAGTCGCAGGAAAGAAAGCGCTTAGACCCCCTTTAACTGCCGCATCGTCACTGAAAGATGCTATAATCATCTTCGTGATGTGCTCTCTGTGTTGATTAAGAGTAATACTCATAATTTAATTATTATCGTGTTTAGTGTTCTCTACTCCTGACACTAAGTGGAAACCAAGTCCATTTAATGTATCTCTTAGGGTAATCATAGTCGTAGGAACCACAGTATCAAGCGTTATTCCGCCTGGTAATACTATTTTTTCCTCCGCTACCTCACCGCTTATGGCTATATTAATGGCTGCTGTCGCTGTATTCGCTACAACTAATTCACCGTCTACTGCTGCAATACCAACCACTGATGCGATTTGAGTATCAGCCTCTAAGACATCAACCGTGTCGGCTGCTAATTTAAACATCAACATTCCGCTAACAAGAGCCACCTCTGCTCCCGCTGTTGTGTTATCAAAAGTCGCTGAGTCATACTTATTATTAAATAAGAAGACTTGCTCTAAAGTATATAGAGCAGTACTTTGATTTCTTGTTACATTTTTTTGTTCTACTCCCATTGCTTAAGATTTTACTGGGTTCATTTTTGCTTTAACGTCTTCGTAAAAAGCGTCAACTTCGCTTGGCTCGTCGTCTTCTTTTGCCTCTTTTTCTTTCAAGCCTTTTGCTGAATCGTCACTTAGGTTTTTCACGTGTGCTAAGCTCGCGCCTTTCACTAAAAACTCTTCTCTCTTAGTGGCGGAAATCGACTCCCCACTTTCAATCCCTTCCTTCACTGCTTCAGGGTCGGTTTCATTGTGCGCCATCCACGCACCTGCTCTGTCGCGTTCTGCATCTACACCAGCATTAAAAATACCAGCGTAAACATCAGGGTGCTCAGACTTCATTTGTTCTAATGTCATCGTTTCTGATTTTAAATTAAATTTATCTTTGTTTCCTTCAGCAGCACTCTGTAGTACCTCCGAAAAAGTTTTTATTCCATCTATAAATGTACCAACCGCGTCTTTTGCAAAAACAGTATGAGCGTTATCAAAATCGGTACCCTCCAGCATTGGTCTGTTCGCCACAACCAAACTCAAGAACCTTTCGTTTATTGGGTCCAATAGGTTGTTTGTCAAAAGCTCATAATTATCATTATTTATAGCCTCTTCGAATGCTTTGTTCTTTAGAGTTGATTTTGTTGCAAATATACGAACGTGTCTTATTCCATTTTCATCTGTTGTGTTGGCGGGTCTACCACTAAAGCTAACCATTGTTCCAACGCTCCCGACTATACTCATTTCGCTTTGCGCAAAAATTTCATCACAAGCGGACAAAATTCCATAACAAGCCGAAGCAGCCACACCACCCTCATCAATTAATCCTACAACTCTCTTGGTTTTTCTAACCTCAAGAATAGTATCGCTCATTATTTCAACAGCAGCGGAAGAGCCACCACCACTATCTGCTAAAATAATAAAACTTTTAATTCGTTCATCTGCAGCCATCATTTGCATTCTTTTCGCTTGCTGTCTTATACCGAAACTAGAGGAACCGCCAGCTAGTGTGATTGGGCCGTTTAAGTTAATAAGCCCAACCGCCTCGAACTCCTCTTTATTGTCTAGTTGCCAGGGTGCTCTTATTATTTTAGTTCCTTGTAAGGAAACAACCTCGCAGGCGTTATATTTTGCGCTAGGCGCCTCTAACACAACACCGCTTCTCATTGAATCCAAAATACCAAACAAAGCTGGTAAGGTATGCTGGTCTGCTAACCAGGGTGCTGCTCCATAAATTTCTCTTGCTAATGCATAGTTCATAATGCGAATATATTAAATTTTTCTTGTTAATACTAATCCTCACGGCATAAATTTGTAGACCATAGGATTTTTTTCTTTATAAATAACATCTAAGTAACTATTTTTCTTGCACCTAACAGCCGCCTTACTGCTTATTAACTTACTATGTACTAAAACAGTTTTTCGTTTACCCTCGCGCTGGTGTCGTGGCGAGCAAGGCTGTTACAGTTGTTTGTTTTTAGTTGTTTTTTCGCCTTCGCTTGTTTTCGCCTTTATTTAAAACATTAATCGAATCCACCTGCACGTCCGCGTCTTGCCTTAAGTCTGTTTTTATCTCATTCTCGCTACCGCTTACAAAATAAGCAGTTGCGGAACAAGCCCAAACAAATATTCCAATCGCTGTTATTATTAATATATAATTCAATTTTTTTATCATCTCTTAGTGGGTCTTTTGCGTCTGCCTAGCTCTTGCTTGAGCAGCCTTAATTGACCTAATATATATTTAATATATCTCATACCTAGCTCCAAAATAAAAGTTATATCTCCAAGCTTTATCCTCCCATTTAAAAGCTAAATCATTCCTTTGTGTCAATGAATTTAAGACACTCAAATATGTTTTAGGTCGCATCTTATAACTCACCTCTAATAAGCCGTTAAATGACGAATACGCAC